CCGATGAAGCCGCCGTCACCTTCGCCGGCGGCGTGACGAATTTGTCCGCCGTCCACCATTACGGCCTGCGTGATAAAGTCAGCCGGAACGGCCCGACAGTGCGTTATGAGCGCCGGCAACTGCTCGGCTTTACTGACGACGATATCGAATGGATCAAGGATCTGGCCCTGACCCACATAGCCAAATAACTACATCCCCGCCGCCTTGTGCCAGCGATGGCACAAGGCGCATCGCATGCCCCCCGCGCCCGCACGCGTCACACTGGCGGTATGAATGCAATCCTCACTGAACTACGCCGCCGCCTGGCTAACATTGTGCGCATCGGCACCGTGTCCGACGTGGATACGGCGAAAGGCTTATGCCGCGTATTAACCGGCGCAAATGAAACCGACTGGCTGAACTGGCTGACGCTGCGCGCCGGCCGCGTGCGCTTCTGGTCGGCCCCGTCGGTAGGCGAACAGGTGATCGTGTTGAGCATCTTCGGTGAGCTGACCACCGGCTTTGTGCTGCCGGCTGTGTTCTCCGATCAGCACCCTGCGCCATCCGCTTCACCTGACGCCGTTCGCATTGATTTTCCCGACGGCGCGGTCATTGAGTATGAACCAGAGACCAGCACGCTAACGGCGCGCGGCATGAAATACGCCGATATCCAGGCTGCTGAGAAAATCAGCGCCACGTCAAACGTCGTCATCGTTACCGCCGGCCAGATGATCACGCTGGATGCGCCCGTCGTGGAATGCACCAACAAGCTGATCGCCGGTTCGCTGCTGCTGAAATACGGCGGCGAAATGTACGGCAATATCACCCACACCGGCGGAGGCTTTAACTCCAACGGTGTGATCGTCCATCTGCATTATCACGGCAACGTGCAGAACGGCGGCGGCAACACCGGGGGGCCAACATCATGATGTATCTCGGCATGAACCGTAACAGCGGCGAGGCTATCAGCGAGATCGACCACATCCGCCAGTCTGTCAGCGACATTTTGATCACCCCCGTCGGTAGCCGCGTCATGCGCCGCAAATACGGTTCGCAGCTGTCGGCCCTGATCGACCAGCCGCAAAATCCGGCGCTCAAGCTTCAGATGATGGCCGCTGTTTATGGTGCGGTGCTGCGCTGGGAAGACCGCATATCCCTGACCGCCGTCAACATCACATCAAACATGGACGGGGAAATGGTTGTTGACCTGGTCGGCAACCGAACAGATACCGCCGGCCGCGTTCAATTTTCATTACCAATCAGGGGGCAATAATGGCGACGATTGACCTGAGTCAGCTACCCCGCCCCAATGTCATTGAAGAGCTGGACTATGAAACGCTCTTTGATGCGCGCAAAGAGCGATTAATCAGCCTGTATCCGGAGGAAGAACAGGAGGCGGTGCGCCGCACGCTGGGCTATGAGTCCGAGCCGATCGTCAAAGTCCTGCAAGAATCCGCCTACCGTGAAGTGTTGTTGCGCCAGCGCGTCAATGAGGCGGCGCAGGCCGTAATGGTGGCCTACGCCATGAGCAGCGACCTCGACCAACTGGCCGCCAACAACGACGTGAAAAGATTGGTGATCGATCAGGGTGATCCGGGTGCTGTCCCACCAGTCCCGCCGACGATGGAAAGCGATGCCGACCTGCGCCAGCGCGTCCCCGCCGCGTTCGAAGGTATGAGCGTCGCCGGGCCAACCGGGGCCTATGAATTTCATGCGCAGAGCGCTGACGGCAAAGTCGCCGACGCCTCGGCGATCAGTCCTGCGCCGGCAGAAGTCACCATCAGCGTGCTATCCCGCGACGGCGACGGCACGGCATCGCCGGAACTGCTGGCCGCCGTCAGCACCGCGCTGAATGACGAGGAAGTTCGCCCGGTGGCCGACCGCCTGACAGTGCAGTCTGCAAAAATTGTTAACTATCAGATTGATGCCACGCTCTACGTTTACCCCGGCCCGGCGATTGAGCCGATCATGGCCGATGCTGAGCTGCGTCTAAAAAACTACATCAACGAGCAGCGCCGGCTAGGCCGCGATATTCGGTTATCAGCCATCTATGCCGCACTGCATACCCAGGGCGTGCAGCGCGTTGAACTGGCCGCGCCGCTCGCTGACGTGGTGCTAGATCGTACTCAGGCCGCCAACTGCACCGATTACCACATCAGGATCGGCGGTTCAGATGAATAGCCTGTTGCCGCCTGGTTCATCGCAGCTTGAGCGGCGAGCAGCGGAGGCGTGCGCCGGTATCAGCGATCTAAGCGTCCCGCTGCGTGACCTGTGGAACCCGGCGCGCTGCCCGGTAAAGTTTTTGCCCTATCTGGCCTGGGCGTTTTCAGTAGACCGCTGGGACGAGAAATGGACGGCGGCAGAGAAGCGCAAGGCCGTGACGGATGCCTTTTACATTCATCGCCGCAAGGGAACGGTTGCCGCCATCCGACGTGTCATTGAGGCAATGGGGTTTTCAATGTCGATCGCTGAATGGTGGGAGGTCGCAGACCCGCGCGGCACGTTCCGTCTCACCATCGACGTGAACGACGTCGGGATCACTGACGAAATCGTCCGCGAGCTTGAGCGCTTGATCGGTGATGCAAAACCAGTCAGCAGGCATATCGCAGGAATCGCAATTGCTACGCGAACGACGGGAATTATCACAATCGGCGCAGCAGCCACTGCTGGCGACATTATCACTGTCTATCCGCTGGATATGGATGCGGACGACGCCATTATTTATGACGGCACATACAGATATAGCGGCAACGTTTATTATACCGGGGTACGAAAATGAGCAATATCATCGAGGGTGCGAGCTGGGAAAATGCTATTCACCAGATCCAACGCGGCGAACGGGTTGAAGGTGGCCGTGGTGGCGTTGCGAATATTCAGGCATCACAGCTTGCAAACCGCACGGCATATCTAAAGCAGTTGGTTGACGGTTTTACCGCCGGCCAGTCGCCCTATCAATCTATCGCTGACGTTCAGCGCGACATTAATAATGGCGTTATCCCTAATGGCGCGCGCGTCAGTGTCCGATCCGGTGAAAATCACGATTGGATGGTTGAATATCAGAATGTGAGCGGCGTCGCCACATTAACCGGAAATGCAATTAAAAACAGCGAATACGTTGAAGCCATCAATGCAAAGGTTAAACAGCTTTATCTTGTAAATAATAACCTGTGGGACGGCAAGGCGATTTATCTCGCTTATAACAATGCAGACAACAAATTAACCGTTGCGCCGGGGAGTGAAAATTACAAATCAGCAGTAATCCCCATTGAACCGGGTGCGAAATATATCGTTAGAGGCAACGGAGACCGATTCCGCATTGGTACGCATCCTGAATACCCGAAAGTCGATGATATTGCGACGGAAATGACGTGGCCGCGTGGTGCCAATGGGGCCGATTATGATGTAACAACCGGCCAGCCATTCGACATTATTGAGTTTACCACGCCTGCCGATGCGCGCTATTTGATGGTCGCCTATACATCCACAAACCAGGATGTGAAACTGTTTGTTGTAAAATCAGAAGACCATGACGCCGTTAATCTGGTGCAGTTTGGCGCAAACTTTAGAGCCGAGTCAGTGGAGGCCATCGGTCGTGTTACCGGCGAAAATATCAGCAATGGCAAGAACCTGGCAGACATCAGCAAAAAATACACGCACTATATCCCTGGCAATCTGTCAGTGGGTGATGTGATTGATTTGAGCACGGAGTCAGACCCTACACACAAGCGTAGCCTTTATATGCGCGTGAAGCCGAACACCACATATACCGTGGCGAAAGATGCTACAGACGGTTTCCGAATTGGCTTTGCTAACCGTCACCCAGACCTAGGCACGAAGGTTCGACTTGCCCATGTTGATGGTCTGGTTAACCAAGCCACGGTTACATCTGGCGACAACGAATATTTCATGGTTGTGACGTTCAACCAGAATTATTTACGTCAGCCAGGTGCGATCATGGTTCAAGAGGGCACGGAATTCACCGGGTTTGAATCCTACGGCACCTCAATGCAGACCGCAGCCCCTATCAGCCGCAGCGGCGAGAAATTGCCGTGGCAACCGATTGATAGCCGTATTCGCCGCGGGAAAAACCTGTTCGACGGCAATTATCAGGTGGCTTGGCTGTCGGGTAGCCCGACTGACAATTCTGGGGCGTATAGTACCGAGGGAGTAAATGGTCGCACTGCCGTTATTCGCGTTCCCCGCAATACCGTTGTCACTATCTCTAAAACGGATTCTGACCGCATGCGTATAGCGGGTATTAAGTGGTATCCATTACACCAAAGTGCCGTTGAGTTTTTGACTGAAGAACACATGGACGGTCACAACACGGTGACGGTCAACACCCGAGACAATGACTTTCTGCTTATCTATGTGTCCATCATCCGCCAGCCACCATCATTTATGCAGGTTGAGCTGGGGCCGAAAAAAACGGCATGGCAGACTTATGGTGACGAACTCGTAAACCCTGCTGTAAATATTGAAGACGGGCACGACACAGACGATGGCACGGTCGGTAACGCTAATTATCTGTTGAAACCAGCCGGTGCGACAGAATACGGCGCGTATGCTGATGCGGCGGGCACCATTCCGGCAACGGACGATACTGAGGCGTTGAAGCTGAAAATACTGGCTGCCACGCAAACCGGCAAGCTGGAGTTTGAGGCCGGTAAAAATTATCTGGTATCTGATACGCTGATGATTGATATTGCGCGGATTCGCATTGTTGAAGGCAATAACGCTGCATTTATCACGTCAGTTGATAAACCTGTTTTCCACGTCAAGGGGAACTTAACTACTGCGGCGGGGCCAGAGGAAGTCTATCCGATTACTATTGCTGAGTCAGCATGTGGGTTCCAGAATGTCAGAACGTTCGGGGTAAACCGTAAAATTGGTGTTGGTCTGGTAGTAGAGAAGACGTTCGGCCTGAAAGTGCAAAATTGCTTCTTCTCTTACGGCAGAACAGGCATTGAATTCCGTGGGTTCAATCGGAACATTATTGTTACCGGGAATCATATTTTTGCACATAACCAATACGGATGGCACTTCACTGAATCGCTGAACCTGCATCAGGGAACCTTCTGCAATAATATGATGATGCACAGTTGGAAAAACATTTTCGGCGAGAACACCACTATCTACAATATCACCATTAGCAACAACGATATTGAAAATGGATACTGGTTCTTCGGCGGCGAGGACTTCTACAACGACTGCAACATTCACTTTAAGCAGACGACGAATCCGATTCAGGATGTACGCATCCAGAACAATACGCTGGAAGACCACTGGCGAACTCAGAAGTCAGTTCATTTCGAGGGTTTGCAGAACTCATCGTTTGCTGCCATAGCGTTTGTTGGAAATCGTGCCAGTAATACGTTAAATAACGTCATTGTGATATCCGGCATGTCTGGCGGGACGTTCACAGGAAACAATTTCGGAACGTCATACGGGTCACACATCCTCGTTAACGGGTTCGTCAACGGCGTTAATATATCAGGCAACAACTTTGACGTTGACCGTGGATCGGCTCTTGAGATTGCCGGAGCATTTGATGTCTGGACATTAAAATTCGACAATAACAACCTGTTCTCTAACTGCCGTAAAAATCCGGTGCTGGTCAAGGTCAACAACATCCGCAATGCTTCGTTCAGCAATAACCTGTTCAGCATCGCGGGTGACACGTATTACGACAAAACGAAGGGGGCAATTGATATTCAACTTAACGGGAACGGTCAGGCTAAGTTGATCCGCGCAGACAACAATAACCTGATGTTCGGGTCAGTGACTGGCATAACTAAAGGTATTTCGCTGCCATCGTCAACAGTTGGTAAATCGACGTTTGGTAACATCAGTGATGTAGACGGGATCACGTATCAGTAATAAAAGTGCCGGGAGGGAACCCGGCTATTTGTACAGCGTGGCAAAGTCGAAGGCGAGCGCCGCATCAACGGCTTTGCCCTGGTTCTCGAATGGCGTTTCTGATATGAGCGGCCAGCGACCTTTATGCCAAACATAAAGCCAGTGCTGGCCCTCTTCATCTTCGCGGATTGCGAAAAAAGGTGGGCTGTTTTGCTGTGGCTCTGGGTATCTGTCATTCTCATTGAGAACGAGAATCTGTCGCCCG